CTTTCGCTGAAGGCGGCGATCGCGCCCGGCACCACGACGGACAGCGCATGGGCCGCGCCGCTCGTCAACCAGACGATCGTGAATGACTTCATCGAACTGCTGCGGCCCGCCACGATTCTCGGGAAGATTCCCGGCTTGCGCGTCGTACCTCCGAACTGCAAGGTGCCGAGTCAGACCGCTGGGGGCACGTATGGCTGGGTCGGGGAAGCGAAACCTAAGCCGTTGACGAAGCTGGCGTTCAGCTCCGAGACGCTGGGCTATTCCAAGATCGCCGGGATCATCGTGCTCACCGAGGAACTGGTGCGCCTGTCTAATCCGTCGGCCGAAACGCTCGTCCGCGCGGATATGGTCGCCGGGATTGCAGCGTTTATGGATCAACAGTTTACGGATCCGGCGATCGCCGCGGTCGCGAACGTGAGCCCCGCCAGCATTACGAACGGTGCGGCGACGGCGGCGGCGACGACCAACCCGATGGCCGATATCCTTGGGCTCATCACCCACTTTTCAACGAACAACATTCCCGTCGACGGCCTGGTGTTCATCTTGTCGCCGGCGAATGCGCTCGCGCTCTCGTTCCGCTCGAACGTGGACGGCTCGCCGCAGTATCCGGGCATCGGGATCAACGGCGGCAGCTATCGCGGGCTCACGTTCATCACGTCCAATGCCGTCACGACGAATGTCATCGCGTTACAGCCGTCGCTGATTCTCTATGCCGATGAAGGTGGCGTGACGATCGATGCGTCGCGCGAAGCGTCGCTCCAGATGGACAGCGCGCCCATGTCCCCGGCCGATGCGACGACCGTGTACGTGTCGCTCTTCCAAACGAATAGCGTCGCGCTGCGCGCCGAACGCTTCGTGAACTGGAAGCGCATCGGGACCAACTCCGTGAAATACCTGACCGCGACCGCGTGGCCGTCCCCGACGGGCACCACGATGGTCGCCGACGGGAACGGCGGCACGAAGGCCGCGAAGGGCGCGTAGATGCGTCTCTTCGGCCTGGAAATCAGCCGCGCCCGCCCGCCGTCGGCCTTGTCCCCGCCGGCGGGTACCCTCGGGGGCGGCTGGTTTCCGGTCGTGCGGGAATCGTTTACGGGCGCCTGGCAGACGAATCAGGAGATCACGGCGCCGTCGGCGCTGGCGTATTTCGCCGTCTACGGCTGCGTCACGCTCATCGCCACCGACATCGGGAAGCTCGCGCTGCGGCTCGTCGCGAAGAACGATGACGGCATCTGGATCGAAACCACCAATCCCGCGTACAGCCCGGTCCTTCGCAAGCCCAATCGCTATCAGACGATCGTCAAGTTCGTCGAGCAGTGGATCACCAGCAAGCTCACTTGGGGCAATGCGTACGTGCTGAAGCAACGCGATGCGCGCGGCGTGGTGTCAGCGCTCTACGTGCTCGACCCGGCCCGCGTGACGCCGCTGATCGCGCCCGATGGCGGCGTGTTCTATCAGTTGAAGCGGGATGACCTGACCGGCGTCAGCGAGGGCGACGTGATCGTCCCGGCCAGGGAACTTATCCACGATCCGATGATCTGTTTGTTTCACCCGCTGGTCGGCGTGACGCCGCTCTATGCGTGCGGCCAGGCGGCGCAGCAGGGGATCACGATTCAGACCAAGAGCGAGCAATTTTTTCGCAGCGGCTCGCATCCCAGCGGCGTCCTGACGGCGCCCGGCGAGATTGGCGACGATCAAGCGGCGCGCATCAAAGCCTACTGGCTCGCAAACTTTACCGGCGACAACGCCGGCAATATCGCGGTCGTGGGGAAGGGCCTGAAATACGAGCCCATGACCATCAACGCGGTGGATGCGCAGCTCATCGAACAACTCAATTGGACCGCGCAACAGATCTGCACGGCGTATCACGTGCCACCGGCGCTGCTCGATCTGGGCGCCAGCGCCAACATCACGGACCTCGAAGCCCTGCTCATCAAGTACCACAGCCAGTGCTTGCAATCGCTGTTGATCAATTTCGAGACCGCGCTCGACGAAGGGCTCGAGCTGAAGTCGCCCTTCGGCACCGAATTCGATCTGGATGATCTGATCTGGATGGTGACGTCGGTGAAGGTGAAAGCGGCGGCCGACTCCATCGGCGCCGGCGCGCTCTCGCCCAATGAAGCGCGTTTCAAGTACTTCGGGCTTGGGCCCGTCGCCGGCGGCGAAACCCCCTATTTACAGCAGCAGAACTTCTCACTTTCAGCGTTGCAGCAGCGGGATCAGAACGATCCGTTCAGCAAGCCCGAGCCGGCACCTGCCGCCGCGGCGGCGACGCCCGCGGCGCCCGATCCCGCGGCCGACGAGCAGAAGTTTATCGAGACACTTGCGAAGTCCTTGGAAGCGCTGTCCTATGCGGCCTGAAATCCTCGCCGACCATCTCGGCATGACGATCCGCGGGCTGCTCGATCCGCTGGCGCTGCGCGTCTCTGCCCTCGAGGCGCGCGCGCTGGTGCCGGGCCCGCCCGGCCCGGCGGGCCCGGCCGGGCCATCGGGCCGTGACGGGATTGACGGCAAGGACGGCGCCGCTGGGCTGCGGTATCTCGGCGTGCATGTCGCCGGGAAAACCTACGACGTGGGCGATCTCGTCACGGCCGGCGGGTCCGCGTGGTACTGCGGGCGCACGACGGAGGGCGTGCCCGGCAAGTCGCCCGATTGGCAATTGATGGTCAAACGCGGGCGCGACGCGCGCGCCGCCAGGGACGATCGGGGGAGCGAGCGATGACCCTGGCCACACTTGCGGCGGCGAAACTGCAGATCCACGTCAGCGATCCGGCGCGCGACTCCGAGATTACGCTGCTGCTGTCGCAGGCCAGCGCGATCGTCTACGACTACATCGGCTCGCGCGCCGATCCCGCGTGGGACGAGACGAGCGCGCCTGACATCGTGCAGGCGGCCACGCTGTACACGCTCGGGCACCTCTGGGAGCACCGCGGCGACGACGCGGCGGCGCAGACGGATGAACGATTTTGGGCGGGGCTCTCGCTGCGCCTGATGCGGACGCGCGATCCGGCGATTGCGTGATGACCGTTACCCGCGGCGAACGCCGGCATGTCGTGTCCTTCGAGCACCCGACGCGCACGCCCGACGGGGAAGGCGGCTACACCGAAGTCTGGACGCCGCTCGACCCGGCCGTGTGGTACGTGAGCATCCGCCCGGCCACCGCGCGCGATGCGGAAGCGGCGCTGGCCGGGACGCAGATCACGCACGTCTCGCACGTCGTCGAGGGCGATTACCATCCCGGCGTCACGACCGAGTGCCGCATGCGGTTCCGGTCGCACGTCTACCAGATCACCAGCGTGATCGACGTCGAGTCCCGCGGCGAGACGATGGAACTCGTCGCCGATCTGCAAAGCTGATGAGTATCAGGCTGCAACTGGACGGCGTGACCGAGCTCCAGCGCGAGCTGGCCACGCTGACGCCGGATCTGGCGGAAGCCGCGGCGGCGCAGCAGCGCACGATCGGCGAGCAGGCCGCCGAGGACATTCGCGGGCGGTTGCCCGTCGTCACGGGCCGGTTGCGCGCCAGCGTCATCGTCCAGCGCGAACCCGGCCGCACACCCGGCCGCGTGTTCACGCGGATCGCGGTGACGGCGCCCTACGCCGAACACGTCGAATTCGGCACGAGCCGTGTGGCGCCGCGGCCGGTGTTCACGCCGGTGACGCGGCGGGCGCGCGACACCTTCGTCAAGGCCGTGGTCGACGAGGTGCGGCAGACCGGGCTGAAAGTGACCGGCGGATGAGCGATAGCGGGCTCGTGGACGCGGCCGTGATGGAAGTGTTGGCGAACGATGCCACGCTCACGGCGCTGTGTCCGGATGGCGTGTTCTGGGGCCGGGCGCCCGCCGGCGCGACGGCGTTCGTGATTGCGGCCCTGATCGACCACAGCGAACAGCCCGCGCTCGACCGTCAGACGCTGTACGAGACGACGGTCTATCTGGTGAAGGCTGTGATCCTGAACGCCAGCAAGACGCCGAGCCGCACGGCCGCCGCGCGGATCCATGTCCTGCTGCACGGCGCGCAGCTCGATCTGGCGCCCGCTGGGTATCAGGTCATGGCCTGTCAGCGGCTCGAGCGCGTGGCGTATCCCGAGCTGGACCCGATCAACGCGGTGACGTGGCACCACGGCGGCGGGCAGTACGCGGTGATGAGTTATCCGATTGCGTGAGGTATCCCGATGGCCCGACGACATGGCAGCACCGGTTCAATCAAGAAGGATCCCACGGGCGGCAGTACGACCGTGGCGATCGCGTCCATCAACAACTGGACGCTGGATCTGGAGCGTGACAAGGAAGACGTGACGTGCTTTGGCGACACGAACAAGGTCTACGTCTTAGGCTTGCCGAACGTCGAAGGCGACATCGGCGGCGTGTGGGACGAGCTGTCGTCGCCCGACTTCCTGCGGATCGCGATGGGCGTCGTGCCGGTGATGCTCGAGCTGATTCCGTCCACCGTGACACCAACCCACATGTTCAAAGGGCTGGCCTATCTGTCGGCGGGGCTCGAATGTCCGGCGGATGGCGCGGTCACGATCACCGGATCGTTTGTCGCGGCCGGGCCGTGGACGATCGAGCCGCCCGATACGCTGCTGATGGCGCGCATGGAAGCGGCGCAGCGCGATCGCGAGCAGCAGGACCGCGATCGGCGCGAACGTGAGCGGCAGCCGGATCGCGAGCGGGCCGAACCGGCGGCGTAAATGCTGGAGGCGGGCACGCTCTGCGGCGCGCGCGGACTGGTGAAGGCCGCGTATCTGACCGCGGCCGAAGTGACCGGCTACCGGCTGGCGCGCGAGCCGCTGACCGGCGCGTGGCAGGTGACCGGGACGATCGTCACCAGCGACCCGTATCTGCTGGCGCAGCCCGGCCTGCAGTTTGTGGCGCCGCACCGGCGCGGCGCGTGGCGCTGGGCGATTGACGCGCACCACGTCGCGGGCGGGACGTTGGTCGCCACGCTGAAAGGGATCTGACCGTATGTCGATTCGCGTCCGACGCCCGGCGACCGAACGCCTAGAACTGTCCCAGGGCGATTTCCTGATCGTGAAGCAGGATCTGACCGCCGGCGAGTATCGCGCCTTCCTGCGGGCCGCCACGCGCCCGCTGGCGCTGTCGGCGGGCACCACGCCGCAGATGGAACTCGATCCGATCGCCGCCG